AACACCACCTTGTCATGCTGGGCAAAACTTATGTCAAGCTTGTCAAGCTGTTCGCAGTCCATGTCCGCCGTAAAGGTCAGCGTCGGCGTAGTTCCCCGTCTCATTCAACCGCCTCCGCTTCCGCCGCCTGAATTGCTTCATATTCCGCCTCTGTAATTTCATGGAAATCCTCTGCCGTCAGACTCTCGGCCAAATAAATCTCCTTACCGTAAATCTCGCCAGGGTCTAAAGACTTTAAGCACCGTTTCCCCGGCGTGTTCCGCCCGTGGCCTGCGTCTAAGATGATTTTATACATTGGTTTGTAAACCGCCTTTCTTTAAATCAAACTTTATCGTCCAGCTACATAGTTATATAATACATCTGCTTTATTAAAATCATTAGATACTATAAATCCGGTATCTGATAAAGATGCCAATGCAATTGAAGTTTTATTGTCTTTACAAATATAAAATGAGATAATGCTGTCAAAGCCATCTGATGTATTATATCCGTCTATAGATTCAAAGTCATAGGGGTATAAAAAATAGCCTGCAATTCCGTAGGCTATTTTTTTAATATTTATACCATCAAGACTATACATATGTGTATTAAATGCGCCGTCATCATATGAAGTTTCAGGGTTACAATAGTCTAAATAATCTATACCGATACTTTTTTTAATTTCGCATGCATTTGAATCACCTCCCGTTACATTTATTAGAAATAAATCAGAAAATTTACCAGTAATAAGCTGAGCATCAGGAGATACAATCGTTGATACCGTTAATTTACTGTTTCCGACAGTAGGGCATATGTTAACCCACGTGGGTTTAAATCCCAAAGATACAGTTTTAGAAGAACCGCCGCTCCCCGTATAGGTACCAGATACAGGCAAAACACTTGACAATCTTTCTTTTGGAATTGTACCGTCAGCTCCCATAAGCTGATAGTCATAAACCTGTAATGTTTTTTCGTGCGTGTTTGTTCCAGCCCCTAATTGGATAGCGTCGATATATCCTTGATCGGTTTGCCCTATTTCCGCATTATGTCCACCCGCAAACCCAGCACCGGCTTTTGCGCCGTCACCAACTGCGCCGCCAGTTTCGGAATATGAACCATCACCAACAGAAGCGCCAGTTTGCGTTACCGCGCCATCACCGCCAGCAAATCCGTTAACAGCAGACGCGTTATTGCCAACCGCGCCGCCGGCTCCAGCATAAGAATTTTTACCAATTGCGCCGCCTTGAAGCGCCATAGAATTAGCTCCAAGCTGTCCGCCCTCTTGAGTATTGTGAGCGTCAGCTTTATTATCAAGTTCGCTCCGCATTGCCATACTAACTGGTTTTAAAATGTCGGGAGTATTATCTACGTCCGACAAACCCACGTCTGCTTTGGTTAAACCGCTCAATTTTGTTTGGATTTCTGTTATGGCTTTCATAACCTTAGACCAAAACCAGTTAAACACAGTCGCAGGAGGTTTATAGCCACCCAAAAACCCTGCGTTTTTAAGTTCTGTTGATGGTTCTGACCCCGTGTTTTTCCATTCTGGAAATGTGTTGTTAAAATTCATTTTTTATACCTCCTGTCATATCGGCAATATAATTTCGTTTTCCTCACTGTAAAAGTCGCCAAAATAGCCGCCTGTTGTTCCGCTCTCAACGTCACAAAAGCCCGCCTTGTCGTCTTCCTCATATTCTGCTGCCGCAGAGAACTCAAAAGTACCGTCAAAATATACGCTCTCAACTGATGTGCAAATCGGTAATAATTGTTTTATCATTGCAATAGTCTGTGTGATTGTCAGTCCGGCGGTATTAATATTTCCCAGTGGCAACGAAACAAGCTCTACAGTACAAGGCTGTTCCGTTTCCTTGATAAGCACTTCTGACGGCTCGCAATTAAACGTCTGACATATCGCTTTTACGACACTTTTATAATCACCGCCCGATATATTCCGCATTATCTTAGAGCGGATCATAAATATGTATTGGTCGTCTGACGCTTGACCTCGCGGCTGGTTCATCATCTCGCCGTATAAATCAAGCGTTTTACCTGTCGCATTGTTTAAGTCAAGCACACCATAAATAGCCTCAATATCCTTTCTTAACCCGTCTGTAACCGCTTTTTCAGTTGCAAGGATTTTGTAATTGTTTTTGCTTGTATCCTTGTTATAACAATCCGGCAAATTGTTTACATGGTTATCAAAATCAAACTCTTTCACTCTTTCGTCACCCCTACCTTAGATGCGTCGGTGTCAGCTACTTGATATTCACCAATAGTGATATTAGCCGCATTATAAGTCGTTCCGTCCGTGGATAGTTTTAATTCTTTCACCTCTACAACGCCGACAACGGAATGGATGTATCCGTATAATGTTGATAAAACAACATCTGCACCAACTCCAAGACTATCAATATAAGTTGTTATAGCGTTTTTAACCTGTTTAATACCCTCGTCGCCCTCAAACTTAGCGTCTGTAACAATCTTCATGCTAACGTAGACAGCAACCGTTTCTGTATGGCTAAAATAAATAGTGTGCTCATGCCCTCCATCGTCATTGAGTGTTACCGATACCGGATTTTCGCTCGTACTGCAAGTCTTGATACCAATAGGGCATTTATCAAATATTGCTTCTGCAATGTCCTGTTCATATCCCACTCCGCCGTAAACATAACACTCAAAACTTCTCGCCGGTCTTCCATCTTTTGTTGCGTCCGTATCGTTTACAATAATTCCAACACTCGTAACAGTCGGCACTCTTAATAACGCCGCTCTTATAGCGTTAATATTAGAGCTTCCCGCTCCCTCTACTGCGGCAGAAAACCGTTTTCGCAGCTCTACGTCAGGTTCTTCGTCCTCGCCCGCTTCCGAAATACCGATATATTCAATATGGCTGATTTCGGCTGTCGGGTTTACAATCTCCGTTATAGATTTTACGTTGCCTATCTCTCCCGCTTCTGTACATTCGACCTCAACTTCTACACTTCCGCTTGTCGGTATGGTGTACTCGTTTGCGCTGTAAAAAGTGATCTCGCCGGAGCTTACAACAAGCTCACCAATTCCAATAACTGTTTCAGCCTCACCGTAAACCTTGATTTTATGGATAGCCTGTGTTGCGGGGTTTCTTGTTATTCCGGCAAACACACACAATCTATCAAGGCTTGTACCTGTTGCCGAATTTGGAAACCTCGCATAATAGACATTTTCAATGTCCTCATAAGCTTTTGCGAGATCGTAAGCTCCAATCCGTATAAACTTGCCTAACGGTGTCTTTTCGTCTGTTTCAATATTTTCACCAAACAAATCCTTTGCCTTTTGGATTTTGGTTGCTAAAATCTTATCATAAGTAGGTCTGTGATAACCTTGTTCTGTTAAGCCCATACGTTCACCCCTTTCAATTCTTCACCGTTATCATTCACTGCGGAAAAATAAATTTTTAATTTCCTCGTTTCTGCGTCAAGCTCCACCGAAAAATCGGTCATAAAAAAAGAGCTGTCCACTTGTAACAGTCCTTGAAACACCTCATTTTTTATGACTTCCTCGTCAATTTTCTTGCCTAACAGATTTTTAAAATGAATACCCTCGTCCTTGTTTAAAACCCATTCGCCCTTATTCGTCCCTATAACGCTTTCTACGGTCTGGACTAAAAGCTCGTTTCCGTCAATCATTTCTATTTCGCACTTTATTCTCGGCTCTTCATAGGGTACGCTCTCTGTTATTGGCTCTGGCAAAATATATAAGACTTCCGCCCCCATAGAAAGCTCTCCCGTAGTGCTCATATAATCTGTTGAGATTGTTTCACCGTTATAATTTTCTATCGTTCCGCATTTTCTTTGTATTTCCGCTTTGCCCGAATATCTGTTGATTGTAAGCACATCTTTTGCCGCTCCAATACCATTTAAAGCAACTCCGTATCCGGTTTTTGTTTCATTATGGATCAAACTAATCAATGGTGACGGATTTGTTATTGTTGGACTGGGTGCAATATACGGTTCAAACTCCGTGCTTTGCCCAACTTCTGTTACCATAAAATTGCTTATGGTACACGAACACCCGCCAAGCCTAAGTTCAATGTATTTTTTCCCTGCCACATCAGCAAAATAAAAATTTGCAGACGTTCTGCCTGATGCTGCTTCCGCGTCTGCATAGCAGGAATTTCCTGTACCGTTAGGCATTAAAAAAAACTTTGTGGCGTTTAATGGATTTGATATAATTTCATAATCAAATGATATTGTGTAATTCCGTTTGGGCGTTATGTTTTCTAAACCAATATTAAAGTAACCGTTAATATAATTTGTAAAATCCGTATTAGTCCCGCTCGGAACTTGTGTTATTGTCACGCTGTTTAGCGTGCCATCTATGGTACTTAGTGTAGTACCGTAATTATTACGCAATGCTGGGTTGGTCAAAGAATCGTTAGCTGAAAACGTCTTAATGTCAAGCAAATTCTTTCCCTGTTCGATAACTTCCTGCGTTGTAGCTCCCTCAAAAACTAAAGGTTCTTTCGGCACTTTATCCAAGTTGTTAATAAATACATCGCCCGTGTCGTCGAGTTTAAAACCTTTCATGCAATCACCTCCTAAAGTATTCCGACAACTATGCTATCCGTTATGCTGTGATGTCCTACCGGTGGGGTTGCAATATTACCGCGTCTTGCCTCCGTAATATCACGATCCGCACACACGCAAAATACAAGGTCGCCTTTCGCAAGCGGAGTTAAAACAACATGCGTTCTTTGCTCCGTGCTAACTTCCCCAATTCTGCAAGTCCTTTCCTCCGTGCCAAATTTAAACCTTGCACTTTGTACTACAGGCACATCACTTACTATCGCTTGTTTTGAGGCTGATTTTCCGTATTGCTTTACAACTCCTAACGGCTGTATCGTTGCCGTTGTACCGTTAAACGATAAAACTTTACCAATATAAGCCGTTCTGATGTTTAAAAGCTTATCCTCTATCATGTCGTTAAATATGCTGATATTGCCCATCATACAACCTCCAACTCTGTAATACTCTCACTCTCGTTAAAGATGTGTTTTCCAGACCTAACACGAAATGAGCCGGATACATTCGCACTATTAATAGTAATAATTGCCCCGGTAGTTATTCTGTGCTGTAAAATCATTTTGAGCTTATAGCCTCTAATAATGTCCGTGTAGTCCTCAGCGGTTATTTCTTCCTCAAATTCCTCCGGGTAGTCTATCAATCCCGTTTCCGCTTTTGCTGTAAAGTTAATAGAGTCCCCCTCCGAAATATGCCTTGCATAGATTTTGCCTTTGTTAATGTAAACGGAGATACCGCAAACCTCCGCATACTTGCGTATATTATCCATAAGACCACCGCTGACATTTACCTTATCTTTGTAAGTCCAATCACGCTTGATATGAAACACAGCAATAGGAAGCTTTACCTTTCCCAACAAGTCTTTGAGTATATAACTTGCTTTCGTGTTTGCTTTATACTCTATTTCCTTTGGGAGTTCGCGCTCTTTTAAATCCATATCGTCAATCGCGTAAACGGTGGTTATCCTGTCAACACCTTCTACTTTTGTCACAACCTTGCTGACAAACCCAGTAAAAATTACCCCCGTGTCGTTTTGATAGCCTGCTGTAATGGTTACAGGCTTGTTGTAAGCAATTTCACCCCGGGTCTTTTTAGACAGGTTATACACGGTGATTTCAACTTCGTTTGCTTCCGTATCATCATCAAAAGGCACTTCAAACTCAATATCCAGCTCATTCGAGTTAAGTTTTACACTTCCAATCTCGACAATTCCGACCTTGCCAAACATTCCGTCAGGCTTTCCGTCTGTATATTCGATACTGTCCGCCAAGCTTTTTACTGCTTTAGCAAGATGTGACTGCGGGTTATCCTTTACATACTGCGGAGGTATGAGCATTTTAGAAAACTTCTCATTCATTATCTTCACCGCCCGCATTGTCTACTGTAAGAAAAACGGTCTTTCCTAGCGTTTCAAATGTAACGGTGTCAGCCGTTCCGCTCTCGTCATACGGGATAATGTCAATAGCAGGGTATTTCCCTGCTATATAGACATCACCAAACAAGGGCATGCCGTAAACAATAGGCTCACCCTCACATATTGTTTCGCCGTTTTTTTTAAGAGTGACAGTAAAAAAGTCGTGGTTTTCGTTGTAGCCCACCGTAATGTTAAAAAGCTCTCCACCAAGCAAAATATCAAAGTAATAAGGCACAATGTCTTTATTGATTAAAATTCTGTCTTTTTTCATGCAATCACCTTAACCCTATCAATAATTTTTTGCCTATCTGTAAAGTTCGGAAATCACCTTTTCTGCTAAAAGCGTTCGGGTTCTTGCTCATTACCCAATTGCATTTTTCCATAACGGTTGGAAATGTGGGCTTCAAAGTTTTGTAATCCTTTGTAACCAAATTCCAAATGCAGTCACCTTTTTTTACGGTATGAAACACTTCTTCATTTTCGCCTTTTTCTACCTGCTGCGTGCCGCCGCTTGCTATACTGTTTACTTCTCCCTTTTCTTCGGTGTATGCCGGTTTCGCCACTCTGAGTTCCTTTAATGTCATATCAAATTCGCAGCCGCCCCAAACGGTGTTGGGGTGGCTGGTCGAAAATGAATGTATCTGTAAATTATTTTGTGCATTTCTGCCAACATAGGTTATTGGCTCGCCGGACCACTGCAACTGCTTTATCGCGTCAAGCACTTGAGTTGCCTTAACCTCTTTTATCGTATTGTCGTTATAGGCTACTGTATCGGAATAATTTACAATTTTCCCAGAAATAGAGATTGAAACCGCCTTTCGCTGGATGTGATCAGTAATTTCAATCCCATCCTCTACAGGGTGCGACGTTACCTCCATGTCATAATCAAGACTCTCGTCTTCAACAAAAACATAAAAACCGTTTATTAATGCCATTGTCTACACCTCCCGCAGTCTCGGATTTTTTCGAGCCATGCTGTTAAATACTTCGTCCATTGACTCTTTTATCCAGCGTTTCACTTTCCGTTCCATGCTTCTGTCATCATCAGAACCGCTAAGGTTTAACGTGAACTGTGGCGCGTAAGTGTTGCTCTCACTTGTGGTTGTTCTGTTTGATACAACACTGTTTTCCGGCGTATAAGGCAGCGCCATTTCACCGGCGCTTTGCGTCACGGCTTGTAATTTCGGCATTGTCTTTTCCATACCGATAATACCGCCCTCGATAAGCCATTTACCTTTCTGCGTCCAGACCTTAGACGGCGAACCCATCTTCTGAATTTTGTCAAACTCGGTGTTTATTGCCGTTGCTATAGCTCTTGCAGCAGCAACAGCAGCCTCTTTTTTGCTGTTTATGCCGTTTATCAGCCCCTGTATCAAGTTGGAACCGGAAGTATATAAATCAGTTGTTGTTATAGCGTTGTTAATATTGATAAGCATCGTTTTTACGGCTGTTAAAGCTTCATTTCCTTTTAACCTAATCATAGTAACAAGCTGTGTCATTGCAGTTGTTGCGTTGGATACTAAAGTGGTAAATGCCGCCGACCCATTGGTTGAGGCTGTTACCATTGAATTCCCTAAAGTATCAAAATATACAGCAGACGAAGTAACATGAGTAATCATCGTTGTAAATTCGCTGCTTAGTCCTGATATATTCGGTATTACAACGCTTCCGATTGTGTTGGATAAATTACTCAATGCAGTTACAACAGCGTTTAATTTTTCAAATCCGCCGTCCGGATACTCTGAAAAGCAGTTAAACGCGCTCTGAGCCGAGTGTGCAAATAAATCAAGCTGTTGCCCTATAAAGGCAAGACTAACTCCACCTGTTCCTATCTGAGCCAGACCGCCAGCTTTAAAATCGTATTTCCCTATTGCGCTGATCGCGTCAAATATTTTAGGTGCTTTTTCTATACCGCTGTCCGGAAACTCGGAGAAACAATTAAACGCACTTTGCGCTGAGTGTGCAAACAGGTCGAGCTGTGTTCCTATATTCGCAAGCCCTACCTCGCCAGTAAATAATTGCGCAAGACCACCTGACTTAAAGTTATAGCTTCCTATACCTTTTATAGCATCTAATATTTTAGGTGCTTTTTCTATGCCACTATCCGGGTATTCTGAGAAGCAATTGAAAGCACTTTGCGCTGAGTGTGCAAAACCGTCAAGCTGTTGCCCTACTTTTGATAAATCACTTCCTCCACCAAAGAAACTTAAAAGCTTTTCTCCGGCCATTTTCAGCATAAAGCTGCCGAACGAGCTAAAAAACTGACCTATACCGCCCATATTTACGCCGTTAAATGCTGAAAACATCGGCTGTAATGACGTTGCAAAAGCAGATAAGTTTTCACCGATTTTAGGAAGTGAGTTTGTCACGCCCTCGCCAATACCTCCGACTATAGAGCCAACAGCTTTTCCGAGGATATTTGCAAGCTTCGCCAGCAGTTCACCGCCGGTTGAGATAAACTCATTAAATCCGGGTATTTTAGTCAATGCACCCATAGCGTAAAGGATAGCTGAGAAACCTCCAATTGCCGTAGCTATATTACCAAGTCCGGCCAATACAACAGGGAACGGAATAGTTCCGACTATTCCGGAAAACACCGATAAAACAGCTCCGACAGTTACTAAAATACCGATTAATGTAATCACTTGCAGCATCTCATTAAAATTAACACCGGCACGAAACACTTCTGTTGCCGCCCACAGTAATGCACCCACACCAGCTAAGATAATTGCTATATTAGCAAGCCCTTTCGCTACAGTGGCAACGGGTATCATTCCGACTATGCCCGCCAGCTTTGCCAAACCGGAACCAACAAGACCTAAAACACCAATCAATCCGATTACTTTCAGCATTTCTTTCATGTCAACACCGCTTTTAAATACTTTTGTCGCTATAAAAAGCAATGCGCCAAGACCGCCTAAAATAATCGCTAAATTGGCTACGGCTTTTCCAACGTCTTTCGTGTTCATTTTTGCAAGACTGCTGAATGGACCTACGCCTTTTCCTCCTGTCTTTTTCATACTTTTATCAAACAGACCAAACAGCTTTGAAATTTTAGAGCCTATAACGGTTGCAGAAATAAGCGCTAATACTGTACCGCCAATAGCTGTGATACCTTTTCCTACTCCCTCCGGAACTTTTACGCCAAAAGCCTCAGCAATAGCCGTTCCTAACTGCTTTGCAATGTTCGGTATCTCTTTTATAACGACTTTGATAATGTTAGGCAGCGCCTTTATGAATCCGTTCAGTAAAGCAGTACCGGCTTTTATTAGAGGAGGTAATAATGTATCTACAAGTTTCGGAAATTCAGATTCTATGTAAGGAGCCAATCTTTCAACAAGCTTTCCTACACCCTCTAAAGCCCCCATAATTGCCGGCATGATATTTTTCCCGAATGTCATAGCAGAATCTATCAGATTGTCTATGCATTTGTCGAAATCATCACCGCCGGTTACAAGAGCAACAAGGGTATTCCCCCAAGCTGATTTCAACGAAGAAAACGAACCTTGAATTGTAGTCGCTGCTTCTTTTGCTGTTGTACCTGTAATGTCCATTTTGGTTTGCACCGCATGAATCGCTTTAACAACATTACCAAAGGACATATCGTTTGCTTTTACACTCTTATCAATTTTAGCCGCGTCTTTTACAAGTCGTTTCATTTCTTCCTGTGTGCCGCCATAGCCAAGCTTTAAGTTGTCCAGCATGGTGTAATTCTGCTTCGCGAATCCTTGATATGCATATTGAATACTTTGCATATCCGTACCCATTTTATTCGCGTTGTCCGACATGTCAACAATTGCCATATGTGCATAGTCTGACGCTTTTCCTGTATCATTCTTAAGGCTCTGCAGCAAGCTTGCCGAAAAGCTTGTTACAGTTTCCATATAATTGTTTGCAGATAAACCGGCCGTTTTATAAGCGTTCTTCGCATATTCTTGTACTTTTCCCGAACTGTCTTTAAACAGCGTATCAACACCGCCGACAAGCTGTTCATAATCCCCATACTCCAATACGGATTTCCCAACTATTGCACCAACACCAGCCGCGCCGACGGCAACGCCTTTCGCCAAAACCTTACCGGCGCTTACCGCGACTTTTCCAAGCACGCTGCCAAGCTTTTTCGCTCCGGCAACAGCCTTTTCAAATCCGGTCTGCGCTATTTCCTTAATCGGTTTTTTCGCTTTTTCAGCCTGTTCTTTTGTTTCCTTAAAACCATCTGCTGTATCGTCTACGCCGTCCGGCTTAATTCCTTTTACGCTTTCTTTGACATCTTCAACGCCTTTATTTGCTTCCTGCGCCTCTTTTGCCATGTCGGAAAAAGCATCATCGGTATCAACGCCTGCTATAGATTTTCTAAGCTCATTCATCTGCTGTACGAGTTTAGAAATCGGATTATCCTCTACTTCAAACCCAATTTGTACGACATCTTGCCGTACTACATTTGCCATATTTTAACCCCCTTTCTTTAGAGGTTATTTCTTTTTCATAGCCTGTTTTTCGGCCTTAAGCTGAATATCAAGAGCGATATTTGCCTCCTGTATCTGCTGCGGTGTCATTTTATAAAACACCGTTACATAGTCAAATCCGCGCCCCTCAGCCAAAACCAAACGCCAGGCACCCCAATTATTTCTTACTCTTTGCGTTAGCTGGTTCTTTGTCCTGTTTGCCTCGAAAGTTGCCCTGCATAACCTCACGAGCGAAAGCTACGACCTCGTTAAATTCTTCTAAGCTCTCGAAATCGTCCGAGGTCAAGCCTTTCGGCTCAACGATTACGTTCTCAAACAGATATTTTGACAGCTTTGCAAGGCTGATGTTTCCGCTCCCGTCAATATAAGAGTTGTCTACGGCCTCTAATGCTGCCGAAATGCCGTTAAATTGTGCAACGTAATCTTTCCCGCCGATATTTTTCGTTACATGATAAAAATTAGCCATCGTTCCTTCTCCTTTTCAATTAAAATAAAAAGGGAGCGGTTTAACGCTCCCTTAAAAAAGCCCTACATTTCGCCATTCCTCGGATAGTGAGGCGGTTACTTTTGTAAGGCACTATTTAGATAGCCTCAACCGTGTAATCAAACACAGTAAATTCAAACTCCATATCCTCAGCCTCCGCACCTCTTGCCATCTCAGGATAATTCTTTAAGCTCGCCATAGATCCGCCGAAACGTTCGCCTAACGACTTGTTCGTAACCCACAAAGGAAATGTTTCAGACCTGTTTGCAAGACTTAATAAGTGCTGTTTCTGAGGGCTTGTGACCTGTACGGTAACAGTAACAGTTCCCAGTGTATTATTCACTTCGTTTTTTACGATGTCGCCCTGCGCTCCGACTGACGGCTCGAAAAATTCTTCGTCCTTTTCCCCGGAAACCATGTCTTCACCAAGCTGTGTAATAAAAACGTTATCAACGGCGACAGTACAGTCTTTGGCGTTGTATTTCGTTACGTTCATTCTTTTATCCTCCCTTAAATGATGATTTCACCGGTAATTTCAACCTCGTTGATAGCACCGGCAAGCTTAAACGAAAATTGACCGCCAAGATATTTTCTTTCAGCGCGGTCTGCTTCACTGGTATTCTCCCGCATAGCAAAATTTACAAAATAAGCAGGCGTTCCGTCTTCATTCGTTGCGATAATCCCCTTGTTATATGCGTCTTTCATTACATTAACCGCAATACTTTCGAGCAATGCAATACCGTTGTTGTCATAAGGCACTTTCGGCATACTGTTAAGCAGCTTCTGTGTCTGATAACCCAACTGTAAAATGATGTAGTCTTCGCTATCTACAATATCGATATATTCCCCGCCTGCTGTCTTACCCTCAGAGGTTACATTGTCACCAGCTTTCGTTACAAATGTAATACCGCCTTTATTGTGGATAGCTTCAATTTCGCTATCTGTCAGTTTCTGAGGTGTAATTCCTTTTAAGATTGTGTTCTTGTAGTTGATAGACCCGGCCGCTTTTCCTGCTGTAGCGCCTACAAGAGCGGCTGCAGGATTGTTATACGGCGTATCATTTGCGTCTGTGCAATAAAACAATACACTTCTTTTAATTCCAGACTTTGTAACGCTTGTGGTGTCGTCAACATCTAAGCTTGCAAAAAACATTTTGCCGTCAAGTGTTTCAACGGTGCTGATGATTTCAGCAATGGTGCTTTCACCTTCTGTCCCCAAGCTCGTAACAATTAACTGCCTCCAACCTTTTGCTACATTGTCCGGATCGGATAGCCATGTTTTAACATTGTCAGTTGTGCTGCATACCGCTACAGTTTTCGGTGCGTCGCCCTGCATAAATAACAATTCAGCGGTTTTATAAACCTCTGTAGTGCTTGCAAAACCAGCCGTGCTAATCTCAGCAAGACTGTTGCACTCTTTGTAATCAACTGCTGTTCCTTTTCCTGCAAAAATTAACGGTACACCAAAACCGGCTTTACCCGGCACTTTGGAAATGTCAATTTTTACTTTTACATCAAGTCCCATTTTATAACCTCCTAAACTCGTTTTATTTCTGCTGTTTCAATATATTCTGCTGTTTCTTCTGTACCGTCTGTTTCGCTTAAAAACCAAAATACAACATCAAATCCGTTTCTGTATTCATACTCGATTGTCAACAGATTATCCCTGTTGCTGATACCGGATAAAGACTGCACAATTACATGATTATCATTGAGATAAACCGTTCCGGTATGCTCTAGCCAGTCACGGGCTTTGATTGCAAGTTCCATTGCCTCCGCTGAATCATCGGATTGCACGGTTATGCTCCAAGTCTGCAAAGCGGGTTTTCGGTCCTTCCCGTCCTCATACTTACCCCATGTGCCGTTGTTTTCACTCAGAAGGCTTGTAATTGTATAGGAAAGGTAAGGATAGCGCGGCGGTTTTCCTGTTTGATTGCTGCGAACTACAGGAATGCTTAAATAATTTTTCAGTCCTTTTACAACGGTTTCCCGTATGCCGTTTAAATCAATCAACTGTATCACCGCCTTCAAACGCACTAACCCATTTCAGCAGATATGAAAAAACGCCCGTAAATTGGGCGTTTCCCTCGTTCGGCTCTTGCTCTACCTTATATTTGTTACCATTATAGATAATATGTGCCTTGTCGATTGTGCCAAGCGTCTCTTTCATATACAGCTGCTTATCCTTCTCGGTCAGAACACCGTCTGAGCGGTACAGCTTGCTTTCACTGATACCGATAACAGCGCCGCGCTTCTCGGTTTTTACCGTTTCACCGCAACGCCATTCTCCCAAATCGTCATAATAGCCGTCACCTGCGTTTACAATGGTGAAATCAACGGTATATTTATCAATTAAACTGTCAAAATTATAATGTCTCATTTATTCCACCTCGTACCTAATGGAATTTATCATATTTCCGGTATCATTTAGCGGATTGCTGCTTCCTTTTTGCTCTTTTGTCATTTCAGCATTGGGCGGACTATTTAAGCTTCGCGCATACGCTTTAATTTTTGTCGCAAGCGATTCACCAATCTCTTCTAACATTTTATCCCCGTTTATTTTCCCATCTAACAGCTGAGGGATCAGCATTTCCGCTCTTTTTAATACGTCTTTATGATGTTCATCAAATCCCGCACGTAAAAATGACCGCTCCGGTATGACGATAACCGTTGTTGATTTATTTAAAGGGTGCCCTTGATAAGCAAACCACGCCCGCATTTTGTCAGTAACGGGAATTTTGCATCCGTATTCATGGATTCCAGCAAGCCACATATGCTCGCCTTCCAATACGCCGACATTTACTTTTTTCCCGTTTAAATTTGAAATTTCCCGCTCCATTTTTGGAAAACCGTCCTTTATTGTTTTCCACTTTACGCCCATTTTAATTCCACCTATCCGCCGCCGGAACAAATCGCATCTCAGACGGCATATACGTTTCACCCAAAAGGCTTGCGGCATATTGCTTTAAAAGCGATTCAACATCAGAAACAGCAAAGGACTGCGATAGCCCGGAAATGCTTTCACTTGCAACTCCGGGCCGCAGTCCCATAATCTCCTTATATTTTTCAATAAACAATTCTGCATTTGGCGGCAGCGGGTCTTGTTCTGTATCAAAAGTTGTGTTCGTCCTGATCCAAACAAGCGCGCTCCGCCTTAAAATGTCTTCATTTTCCATTTTTGCCGCCGCCCTTCTTTACAGGCTTTTTCTCCGTTTCAAATGAATCGTTTACCGCGTTTTTTTGTTCGTTTGCACTTTGCGCCGCCTTTTCTTTTGCCAAAGTCGCTTTCCTGCGCCGCAGATTCCAAAACGTACAGCTCATGTCTGCTCGCCTCCCCTCTTTTCAAAGCGCAAAATTAACCGATTTTGTGCTTCAGACAGGCAATCGGAACTTTTTTGTGATTCGTTTTAAGCGTCCAGTTGGCCGGTGTTGCAAGCATGGCGTTATTCGGATAGTATGTACCGCTTGGATACGTGGCCGAAGTGTTCCATGAAAGGCCGCGCGGATGGATGACCATGCATCTTCTGTTAATAATATAATTTTTGGCCGCGAGCTCATCACGTGTCGTTTCTGTACCAATGAATCCGCTTGGTGTCCCATCCTGCCGGATAAATGCGCCCGTTCCTAAGAAATAGGTGTCATATACGGGACTTGCATCCTTTGTTACATATGAAGTGCCCGCAGTCAGAGTGGTTGCGCAATGCGGCTGAATCTGATTAATATTTGCAGATGTAACCGCGATCGCCCCTGTTGCGGTAGACTGCGCTTCTGTATACCCAATCCACGGCATACCGTCGTCCACAATAATTCGATACCCTAAATAGCGTTCCATATCCACTGCAGATTGTGACGGGTCAAAAATCGGATTGCGCGTAATCATTCCGTTTTTCTGCAAATACGTATAGGTCGCAGAATGCATAAACACAAGCCCTAAAGAACCATAATGGTCGCCTAAAAGCTGTTTGGTGTCAAGCGTTGCACCATCAGAAATATACGCGTCTTTTCCGCTGTTTCCTGTCTTTGCTGAAATATCGTTTACATGGTCCTTTAATGCACCGCTTGTGCCATCTAAAATACCTTTCAAGATTGAAAGATAAATTTCCTGCTCCCGTTCAAGCCACCAATCGGATAAAAGGTTACCAATTGCGGCCATGGGGTCGTTACCACCTAAAACATGCGCAAGGTCTGTCGCGCCCCAAGCTCTTTGACGTACAAGTAAAGTCGCATGTGCAGCGTCCGTGGTTACATTACCGATAGATACGTCATTTTCGCTGAAAACGTCGTCTTCTCCCTCTAATGCATTATAAAACGGAAGCATAATAAATCTGCCGCCCTCCGGCGTACCGTTAATAAGCCCGCCTACAATCGCGTCTGCCGTTGCAATTCCGCTGTTTACCAACGCGGATAATTTTGTCGTTCTGTCCAGAGTGTACTGAGAAAACTTCTCAGGAACAATCTGCATGTTACTATAGGTTGTTTCTGCCATTGTTTTAAATCCTCCTTAAATGTTTAATTCGTTAGTCGTCATTGTTTTATCCCCGCCGCGGCTTTAAGCGTTGCTGCAAGCTCAGGGTTTTCTATCTCCAACCGCATTTGCTCCGTGAAGTTATAGGAACCATCTGCATAAGGATTTGCAACACCGCCGGAGATTCCTCCTTTTCCCGGTTCCCTGCCGCTGGCTTTGAAGGTTTTGTCCACTTCGGACTGTACAAAGCTCTTAACCAAATCAGAAAATGCTTTCACCTTACCGTCAATATCCGATTCATCCTCACCCAGCACAAAATCTACTAATGACAGAGACTTGTCGCTGCCGTCGTCTAATCCTGCTGCCTTTATAGCTTTAATCGCATACAAACGGTTTTCTTTGTCTTTTAAGCTTTTTTCCCGCTGAACAATTTCCTGTTCTTTTTCAGACAATTCCATCTGCTTAATTTCCTCGTCGGTCAGCTTTTCCTTTTTCAGTTTTTCAAGCTGTTTTTGTAAATCAGCTTTTTCCTTACCGAGCCTGCTTGTAATTTTATCAACCTTCGACTGAATAATTTTGTCGAGCCTGTCCTCATCTAACGGTACGCCGGACTGTTCCGGCTGTTTTTTTTCATCATCTTCGTGCTGAATACTTTTAATCAGTCCGTCATAGTCCTCCTGCGTAATTGCTCCGCTTGATAATAAGCCTTCTAATTTTTCCTGTGTCATGTCCTTCCTCCTGAATCCTTATAGAATTTGTCCGTTTTCCATATAGAAAAACAAAATATATAAAAAATACCTCCCAATGGAAGGCATAAAAAATAAGCCTGTTTAACGTCTACTGCTCAAAGACAAATATTATTTTTTATTCCCAATCATCGCAAGTGCGATAATGGTTGTACAAATAATGGCTGTAATCACTACACTTGTCGGCATGTTACCACCTCTTTTCGGGTATAGAAAAACCGCTCAATTAAGAGCGGTCTATTTGTTTACAATTCATGTTCTTTTTATCTTAAATAAATCTAGCTGTTATTTTGTCCCCGTTTTTGTTCCATTTTACTTGAACTATACTATCTGCCCATTCATCTCCAATAGAATCGTTAGCAGAAAAAATTTCGTTAAACTCGCCTGTTTTTGTGTTATCAATAAGCCAACCAGTCAGGTTTTCACACTCTATATTTTCATCTTCATATTCCTGGCCATCTCCACAATCAAGGAAAAATGTTTTATTGCTTTTTCGCGCTTCCTTTTGAACTATTTCCCAAAATTTCAAAAATTTATCGTTCTCTTGCGTCCTTAACCCTACCACTTGACTTACCCCCTTTCAAAATCGTAACAAATTCACCATTTTGTTTGGTAATAACAACATCTTCACCTTTTGTGTAAAACAAAACATCATCTGTTTGGCCGCGCCATTTACCTATTTTAACAGGCGCGTCATGGTTTATATAAATATCATCAATTATTTGCTCCATTTTTTCTCTATCATCTGAAGATGACGCGTCAAGTCCCCAGTCCGGCGCGTGTTTGCCAACTTTCTTACCAAACTGTTTGTTCGTTTTTATTATACCACTTTTACCCGGTTTGTCAACCGATTTTTCCGGCAATTTCCCGCCTCTTTGCAGGAATTCCTCCACGGTCATCAGTTCGTATTCCAAAAAGCACCGGCAGCGTATGTCGTTCTTTGCGTCTCCGCTGTTGCCTGGGGCCTTTGCCGTCACGCCGCCGCCCAAATCAAACTTTTCGCCGGAAACGACCATTTGCCCGTCCATTTTCTGGTGGTTTGCTCCGTTATGCGAAGTATATGTTTTCCAGCCTTTCTTTGTTTTTCGCCTAACATTCGGCCGTACGCGCTCGTCCTTCATTGTCCGCCAGATTGACGCATAAACAAGCCCGCTCCCTTCTATTTTCGACTGCAATTCCGCCGCGCTGTCATTTAGCCCGGCCTCGCGCACCCTGTGGGTTTCTGTCCGCACGGTAGTTACAGCTTTCCTGTAATCCATGTCAAGCCGTGCTGTTATCTTTTTTGCAACCGTGTCATATCTGTCGCCGTTTACAAGCCCGGTGTTTATCGCCTTTTTCAGCTCATAAATTACGTCCTTTCTCTGCTTCTCCAGCGTATCCGGAAGCGTCAGGCCGCTTATGGGGTTTTCAATTGCACGCTTCATGGTCTCGGCATGCAGGCCCGTACCGGAAAACGCGCCGCCTCCAACCTTTTCCGCCGCCTTAAGCATGCCGCTGTAGCTGGCTTCATACGTGTCCGCAACCGTTTTTAAAATTTCCTGCTGAATTTCCGGCGAAAAAGAATCCACATGCTCCACAATCTCTTCCAAAAACCTTGCATATTTCATTTTCCCCTGCAAAATACCAACAGAAAGTCCGCCGTCATCATCGGCATATTTGGCGTAATACTCACCCAAAAGGCCCTGTAAATCTTTCATCAGGTTCTGATATATTCTGCGGATTTTTTTCTCCGACAAATACGCTCTGTGTTCCTCTATCCGTCTGATGTCATAAAGTATTTGTTTTAAACTTTTCTCTGCTTTCGGCATGATTATTCACCGCCGCCCGTTTCCTCTGTCATACTATTTTCTTCGTCCGGCTCCGAAAGCGGAGGGATACCGTCTTTCTCATTTTCAACCAATTGCATAACATAATCAATGTCGTCAATAAACGAAAGCGCCTTGTCCCAGGCGATTTCTTTCGGCATACCTGTGTTAATTAATGCCTGCGCCGCCTCTGATTCCCCTAAAATATCCAACGGGAAATTCCGCTTAAATTCCATAACGCATTGTAGCGGCTCAACGCTGATTCTTTTTTTCCTCCAGCTTGAAGCAAGCAGTTTGAACATATAAGCCCCGGCAGACATAACCTTTGCCTCAAACATACCACATTTGCTTTCCAGTGCCGTGAGTTTAAATTTCAAAGCCGTTCCGCTGGCGTTTCCAAACGATTCGTCATTCAAATTCGGCGTTTTGCTGAAACGGTAAATATTTTTTTCCAAACGCTCTAAATGGTGTTCTGTAAATGCGTCGTTAATATCCTTTGTCAGATAATACACTTTCCCGCCTGCCGCGCCTGTTGTAAACTTTATTGCTCCTGAACTCTGCGCTTTTCTGATTTCATCTTCATTGGCCTGTATGTTCTCATAAACAATATAAGCGCTGGCAAAACTCTCAATGTCGTTGGAGTTGTCCGAAACGGTTCTGTCATATGCGTCAATATCAGCCAGCACCTTTTCCGCCGAACCCATTTTTTCCCCGTTCTTCGGAATCCCCTGCAAAGGGCAGAAATCATATAGATTCGGTTTGTCTTCAATCAGAGTTAAAGCGCCGGGCTGTCCCTCATAAAATTTTATTTGTTTGTCGTCATAAAATTCAACGTGTAACACAGCGCTGCCGTTTATATCTGATACAGAATAATAATGAATCGCATATTGCGGTTCCGTAATATCCGTTTTGCTTAAAATAATCGTTTCATACCCCGGCACAATCATTACACGCTCATTGCCCTCTTCATCGTGATAAAACAGCCTGCCTACATAGCCGTAACAAGCAGCGTGCTTTGTCATCTCCATGTCTTTTTCAAACATGTTGTTTCTTGTCACAAAATCAGAAAGCGCCTTTGCTGCAACTTCAACCGCCTCATTTCCGCCGGTGTCATCTCTACTTTCCTCCGTTTTGCTGTAGCTGTAAGAAATAGGGTTGCCCGCAAAATAGCCGGTTTCAAAATCAATAATTTCTGAAAAAAAGTCGTTATTGATTTTATTGTTGATTGGCTCCGGTTCCCCATTCTCCTGAAACCGTGGGTGCCTTGAAAAAATCGGAACCCCCTCTTCCAACACCTCATACCGCTCATATAAACTGCGGTTATACGATGCGTTGGAAGCGTGTTTGTTAATAATCGTATTAATCAGGCTGGTACTAATTCCGTTTACCTCAATCTCCTTAATCTCAGCACCGAAATCCGGGTACAAATTAAACTTATTTCTCATTTTTTCCTCGCTTTCTGTTCGGCAGTTTCCTGTCAAACAAAACTTTTCCGTCAAATGTTCTTGTTAATCCGCAGCGCACACAAACAAAAATGTCGTTTATCCGCTTCCACTTATGGCCGCACATAACGCTACGCCAACCTTTTCGCAGAACCCAATTGCCCCTGATTATAAAGCGGTTCACATGCATATCTTAACGCATCAATCAAATGGTTATTGCAGTCTTCCGGCTTGTCCAAGAATTTGCCATACTTGTCCTTTGCCCATGTGTAATTGCTGATTTCTTTTATAAAATTTTCGCATTTATGATGCACCACAATGTCAAACCCCTGAAGCCACTGAATGCCGTGGGTAATACTGTCAGGTCCCTTGCTTGCAGGAAGCGCCCAGACGCCCCTGTTATTCATTTCCATAATGTGCTGTTTTCCCGCACTGTCACAGGTTACAAACCGCGATGCAACACGTTTCTTAACTTCATTCGAAAGTATGTCAAGCGTAATTCCGGCTCTGTAGTATTCGTCAAATACATAAATCACCTTTTGGCCCATTTCAATGTCAATGGAAATCAGCGCATTCGGGTCTGTCGCGCCAAAATCCAGTCCATGATAAATATTAGAAAACGAGGATGTTTCATCGCTTAAATCTTCAACACGCCAGTTTTCAAAAACAACACCATCTGTAATTCCCCAGTTTCCAAGTCCTGCCACCTCATACCTTTTTGGTCTATTTTTCCGCATATCTTCAAACAGCCTGAGGTCGGCTTCGTCCAGCCATTCATTACACATATAATTCGTTGTCATAGCAAGAATATCTTGATTTACGACATCAAAAAAACGAGCCTTCAGCCAGTGATGCTCGTTCCACGGATTAAATGTAAGTGTGATTTGTTTAAACAGTCCCTCCGGCACCTCTCCCCGGATAGATTCGTCAAGTATATCAAAAGCGTGCTCATCCATAATTTCATACGCTTCCTCAATCCACATCCAGCATAAAACGCCAGCCTCAACCGTAATAGATGTTACTTTCAACGGGTCGTCAAGACCGCGAAAATAAATTTTCTGCCCAGTGGGAAGATATGTCATTTCCAGTGGATTTTCGGTAATTTTCCAATATCCAGCTACCTGCAACCGATTTATGGCCCACTTTAATTCTGTAAAGCAAGAGCCTTTCAATGTGTTGCCTGTCTGCCTTACTACCAAAAGATTTGCACCTTTATATTTTATAATGTTCGTAATAAACCACAACGCAGACGTTTTACTTTTTTTGCTGGCACGGCTTCCTTTCACAACCCTGTAGCGACCTTTAAAACTCCAAAAATCCTTATACCCTTTCCCTACCACGTTTGGCAAATATACATTGCTATTCAAGCTCATCCTCCCCTGATATGACAATAGGGATCGCACCGGTTACGTTCATTTTTTCGGTAAAAATGCCGTATCGCTTACCTATCAACTCTGCGGCTTTGTTGGAATCTGTCAGTTTGGACGGTATTTCAACAATCTGTGCCACTTCTTCTTTTACAGTCTGTTTTCGCGGCGTACCGTTTTCGTCCTTTACATATTTAGATTTTTCTTTTGTGAGCGTAACAACAATATTTTCTGACTTTTCCCTGCGCATCACGGAAGTCAAATATTCCATGACCTCCGTTGCATCTGCAATTTTTTCTGAACTGATTTTTTCAAGCAGTTCTTCAATATATTTTTTAATGTCAACAATTGTCAACAATCTGTTTCCTGCACTCTTTGCAACATTATCATTTTTTATGTGTGGATATGCTGCTTTATACGCCCTTGTTGCGTTACAATCTACCAAATATTCATCTGCAAACTTTCGTTGTCTATCAGTCATGGTGTATCACCTCCGTATACTTAACTTTTACCCTCCGTCCCATCCGCCGCGATACCCGGCACACAAAAAGACGCCCCACATTGGGAGCGTCTTTGAATTATATTTTTCTATGGTACCATTGTATCACATTTTTTTGTTGCACAGTTCGCCAATTTTAAACAAATTGTAAACAATAAATGTTATTTTAACTTAATTCATTAAGTTCTTTTGATAAACTGTATGGTATATATTGATAAGGTTCAGTTTCCATATATGCCTTTTCTTTATGCATGTATTTAGAAATATCACTTCCATTAAAATCTTTAAACTTTTGAACGACCAGGTTCAATACTTCAAGTTCTTCAGGAACAAAATTGGAAATATAAATCTCTTTTCCGGGCTTTATGTGGTACCCACAAATTTCACTATCCAAATATTCTTCCTCAACTTCGACTGTTGGCAGGCCCAAAATTTCATTATGAGCAACAGGCAACGCCCCCATAGGCATATGCTGATATACTAAGCCCGTCATTGATCTTCCATTTCGTTTAAAATATAATATATCTGCATACCAAAGGAGCTTCATTAGTTTTACTTTATAAAGATTTATCATATTACAAGCAAAATACCCCAATACGGCAGATAATTTCTCTATATCTAAAATTTTATATCCATTCTCGTCTCTTTCTTCTTGAAAAGACGCATATAAACTTTTTATTTCTCTTTGTTTAAAATATAAATTTTCATTTTTCTTTATTTTAGAAAGGATATTTTCTTTAATTAAATTAAATTTACTTTTGTCGAATTTGTTTTTATTTTTTTCAAGAGCCTCTAAGGCAAACAATGAGTCCTCATACGCCATTCGCATAATTTTATCATATGCTTCTTCTTGAATTGCCTTATTTTCATATCTGGTTATTGTTACTTCTCCCCAGCCAAGCATTAAAGAAAATTCGCTTTGTGTTAAATTATAATAGCTTCTTATATTCTTAATCTCATTTGAAGTTAATAAACCATGTTTCTGTCTATATGCATCTTTTGCTCTCAATAAATTTTCGTCCATTATTTTTGCTGATATGAATTCATTTTCTTCATCATTTGTCACAGGGCACAAAAAATAAAATTCTTCCGTCTCAATCTCTTCGCCTTTAACAATATTACAGGCAATTCTTTTTCTAAATTGTAATTCATGAATCCCATTACAAATAGGGCAATCTTTTACAATATTATAAATTAAAACGTCTTTGTTCATAATTTTGTCTCCTTTCCTTTAGAATATCATTTGTATGGTTTTTTGTTTGATAATGGAAACTTCGCAAAATGGAACGAAATACAAAACACTTTACTATTATTCTTATCCCGAATTTTTACTTTTATATAAATTTCCTTTTCTTGTATTGTTATTCCAAACACATAAAAATTAGGCAAGCCAATCCCCTTATTATCAACAAGAGTTTCTACATAATTTGATACGTCCAATTTCTCCAACTGGTCACGTACATCATACCGGTCAAATTCAAGTGTTTGAAGAGTATTAAATGTTGTAAATGGGTCACTGAATTTCTCATTCTTTTTCTTTAAAAGTATATCAAGATCTTCATCTACATTAAATGTTGGGCTATTTAAGACTCCTTTCAGCTCAGAAAGAAACTGCTCAACATCCTGTTTTGTACTTATGATATCGATAACTCTCCCTTCTATAAGGTTTATTACAGTTTTATTATAACTATCAATTGATAGTTTGTCAATACGAATTCAAAAAAATTAATAATTTTGTCTTTAAGGTTAATCAGTTATACAAATTGTAAACACTCTGCAATTTCGTAAAGGAATTTTCTTCTGCGCTCGTAAAAGTTTGTCTTTCCCACATTGAGCGCCCGATACTCAAAAATAAAGTTTCGGCCCTCAATGCAGCTGTCCCATATCGCATTTGTAAGCCTTCTGCGGTCTTCCTCGTTTGCCATATCTAAGCCTATATGTAATTTTGCCTGTTCCACCGCCCGCATTGCATCTGTATCAAATTTTCTGTCTAATTTGTCCAGTAATTCATTTTTGCTGTAGCAGCTGTCCGCAACCACGTTTCCCCGCGGCTGTCCGTCCGGCGGCTTTGGTGTTGAGTATATTATTTCATTTCTTTCCTTGTGATACTCTAATACCATTCTGTCATAGCCCCGCACTAAGCTGAGACACCGCATTTTAAGGTCGTTTGGTAATGGGTATTTCGTTTGAGACATTGTATTCCTCCCTAAATCGCAACCGGCCTGTGCTTTAAAATATCCTCCGCTGTGACACATGTTTTATAATTTCCTGTATCCAACACTACAAAGTGCTTAAAAACCTTGTAAACTGTGCATGTTTTACTGTATGCCGATCTCGAACCTTCGGACATAACAGTTATATGTACAATATCGCCCGATTTCATCGTTTTCCTGCCTT